AAAACTAGCAACACAGGCCAAAATACAATTAACAAGAGAAAGACAAGAAAGAATGAAAAAAAAAGAAGAAGAATTAAATGATATGTTTATTAGAAGATTTGGAGGAAGAGCAAGTAAGAAAAGATATGTAAATGTTAAAAAAAAAATATAAAAAAGATATAAAATATACAAAGCGACGTAAAAGTAAAAAAAATAAAAAATAAAAAAAAATATTTTCGAATTCATCCCGCGAATTCGTTTCAACGAATAAACGTTGAAAATTAATATTTAGAGATATTATATTTGAAATTTGTTTTGTTTTTTTTCCGTGATTCTTTGGCTGCTTTTTTTCCTGTTTGCAATTCTGTAAGCACATCTTGCATGGGAAGATAGAAACGGTCCTTGTTTTCTTTTGTTAAGAAGAAGGTCCTTTCAATATTGACATGTCGCGGAATATGATGGCGGTGTTTGGAAATCAATGGTCCAAAAATCGTGTCGCGTGACGGAATGTGGAATGCGTAACTTGAAAAATCACAAGGATAATGCCATGGTTTCTCCATATGAGGAGCCAGACGATCTGAAACCATATTGGGTTCAAGTGCTGAAAAGGTGAGAAATGCTGAAATCAAACCTTGATTGGCCAGCTCCAGTTGTTTCGCCTTGGTAGTTTTCACATATCTTGCATAAGATCCCGTGCGATTGTCAAACAAGTGTGCAACGTCATGTCCAAACAACCTTGGACAAATTGCTTGACAGGAAAACACAGTATTGCAAACCAGAATACTTATAGACTTGCTGTCAAATGCAATATTGTTTCTTTCACATAGTATTTTCCGAGCATTCAAACTCGACATAGCAACGCTTCGATACTTCATACATTGTGATTGAAGCAACCAAAACATTTGAAACAATTTTTTGAACTCGGGGTCTTCTCGAATAGTTTGAAGTGAAAGAAATCCGCGCTTGAACTGTTTGATTGCATGTTCGAGGCGTGCACTATTTGAAGCATACAATGCCACGACTTGCGTTCGATTTTCTTGTATTTTTTCAAAGGTTGCATCTTCTGCTGTGAGATTTGCATAAATTTGTTCATCGCAATCATGTCCAACGGTTCGAATATCTTGAATTACTCTTGGCAGATTGTAGTAGTACCTGCGCCCAAGCAAGAACTCTGACGCCAGTGCAGAATGAATGTATTTCGCAGTAATGTCTGCATGTTTTTTTGAGCATTGAATTGTCCATGGCCTTGCAGCTGAAATTACAAAGAGACGTGAAACAAGAAGTCCCGTCATTGCAGACTGTGATATGAGATGAGTTTTCTGAAACGCCGTAAGTTCTGTAAACGGCGTTTTTAAATCTTCATTTTCATGAACACGGGCAACTGCATGCATGGAGTCAATGTAGTTTGTAAAATAGTTTAATTGGTTTCTTCGGTTTTTTGTTCTGAAATATGGGTATAAACATTGGGCATCCAGAACAGTTTGTGATGAATGGTGTGATGCCTTCATTAGACAGTGATGGTATGGAAACGACATCTGAAGTCGGTTGCACGTTCTGTCATTCGACGCATCTTCATGAAAGTAATACTGCTCCAAATATTGTCTTGTATTTTCTTTTTTTTTGTTTTTGTCGTCATATATTCTCCATGTGTTTTGATGGGTTACAAGAAGTGTGTAACCAGTTGCTCCTCTCGCTGCTGCTGCTGTTTTCGATGTCATCCTTGAACACTAACAACATTATAATAAATAATAAACAATTCAATTTATATTTTTTCAAATAGAATTGTTTTTACATTTTTCATTTTTCTCATTTATTATAAATAGATATAATAAAATATTTTATTTCCAAGGTAAATTTTTTAATAAATTCAACATATTATCATTTTCATGATGCTTTATCTCTCGAATATATGCCGACGGATTTTTTGAAATGTGAACCAAAAGGCCAGTATCATATTTCAAATCTCCAGTTAAATGAATCACTTGTCCAGGAAAATATGTATCAATTTCGATACACCCTAAATAAATCGGAGTTGTATTATAAACCAGACAGTTGGTAATTTTTTCCGAGAAATAATGAGGATGGCGATAATTTTCGATACAAATACTTAGTGAATAGGATTCGTAAGGTTCTTTGTCTTTGAACGGACCTTTTATATTTTTACTATTTGGAAAACGCTTTGAATACATTTCTGTGCCATTTCCCCAAATGTCAATAGGCAAATTGTTTATCAGTATAAATGCTGCAAGTTTATGTCGATACGCATTACCAGGCGCCTTCATTTTATGAGACACGATAATCGATATCTTATTTCGTTGATTTGCTTCACTACTATAATACTTTTCTTCCAGGCTTGGTATAATTTGTGGATGAGAAACATGCCACATGTATCCATGATGTTCCCTGAAAAATGCGCTGGTTAAATTTGGATGAATGTGGCCGATATAATACTGACCCACGAATTTTTCTGCAAAATGAATAAAATCATATGAAAGTCGTAAATACGGTATGGGCTCAAATGCTAGTCCGAGCACGCGTTCAGGAGGAACCGATAGGTCAGGAACAATGGGACAATTCAATAAAATTGCGTGCGTATATGTTTGATTTAATGTGATATATAAGCGTTTGTCTGGACCATAATTTTCCATTTGATTTACCCTGCACTTTTCTTCATATTCTTGTTTGCAGTTTTCAGAACTGCAAAAATCTGAAAAAAAACGAATTCGTATAAATCTCTCTTCAAAATATTGTTTTGCATTCGTAAAACATACGTGTTCGCAGGTTTTGCGTTCTTGCATATATACTAGTTTCGATTGACATGAAGTTTCAACGAGACAATGATTAAAAATACGCCCAATATACAGCGAACCTGAATGCGAATTCGCATTTAAACCATTTTTTAATGTTGAATTGGAATTTGAATAACAAATGCAATATATGTTTCGCTCAACAAGTGTTAAATAAAGAAGGAATGCATGAAACTGTGACATTATGGTATTGCTTTCGGGATGTATGATGGAATAATTATGACCATTTATGAGTTCATATTCATATTTTAAAATATTTTCATCATAGTGTCGAAATAAATCTCTCTTCATCAAGATGGTTGAAAATAAAAAAGGACATGCCGTAAACAATGATAATTCTGTTTTTTTAATAACTCTCGGAACAACGGCAGATATAGATTGTGTAGAATGTGTTGACTCGCATCCAATGACGTCATAGTCACTTGATGCCATTAAATTATACTGTATTTGCAATTTGTTAATATTCCATATGTCATGTTCTATATCAAAAAATGAAACATATTTACATTGTGGATTTACTTTATGATAGTTATTACCACTACTATTATTATTATTATTTAGTTTGAAAAGCGTATTCAAATTAAAATAAGAATCGGTAGTATAAACAATTTTTATTCTTGGATCATTTTTTTTTACATTTCTATTATTATCATTATTTTCATTCTCTCCACTTTCATTTAGCGCAACATTTTCTATGTTTGTTATAAGCAAGAGTTCCCAATCAATATATGTTTGATTTAAAATAGAAGTTTTGATAGACGAAAATAGAGAGATCGATGGTTTATTATTGTTATCATATTTAATAAAATTTTTAGGTATAAATGAAAAAATAGTTATCATACTCTTTAATTTTTTTATTTAAATTAATATTATTTTAATATCTTATTATTTTATAGATTTATTTTATTATATTGTTTTTAACTAAATTGAATAGTATGAGTAAACATAAAAATAGAACGAATAAAAAAAAATATTTTAGAAGATATAAGGGTGGTACGTCATTTGGACAAAAAGGTGTTGCCGCACAACTTCGTTCATCTGCGCCACATAACAGCGAGTTGCGTAGAAAATTAAATGAAATTGTGCACAGCGGAGATTTTTATGAATCGAAAGAACGAAACGGGTTTTTAAATTTGGAAAATGATTTTGATGAACAAGCTCAAAGTGTCTTGAATGAGGCGGTGGACTATATTCGAAACAAAAAAGAGTTGAGTTCGAAAATTAAAAAACGAGTATTGCAAGGGATTTCACCAGTTGTTTCTACCCCCTCAAGAACAACTGGTTATCATAAAACGTCTACAAAAAGAATGAGGACGCAAACGCCAACAAAAAATAATACGGTAACAAGCACAATGACAAATGCAATGAACTCGTCACAACGTCGAAGTAGAAACCAGAGACGAACAAGAAGAAAATTAAGAATCTAATAAAATAAAAAAAAGAATATAAATATAAAATATAATTATTTAAAAAAAATAAAGTTATAAAATGTTTAAACTATTGAATTTTATCAAAACAATTTTTTTGTTAACAACATATTACCCGCTTACTACATTATTTGATTTTACCATTCAAAAAAACAAAGAATACAAATCAAAAGGTATTGTAAAAATGGTAAATAGTTCAAATTGTAAATTATATCGAATTTCAGAAAATAAAATAAATCATTTAAAAAATATAATTTATTTTTCAAATCATCGTTCATGGGCGGATTTTTATATTGATAGTATTGTTACAGAACAGTGTATTAAATATATTAGTAGAATTGAAGTTGCATATATTTTACCCTTATATGTATATATTACTGCATATTTATTACTGGATTCAGTTGCTTTTTTTAAACGCGGGAAAATCAGCATTGATGATTTTGAAAAATTAATAAAACATAATCAGTCGAATAACAAGTCAGGAAATAATATTCTTGTTTACCCAGAAGGTACGCGACGCTCTGGACAAGATTATGCCTGTGATCTAAAAAAAGGATTAATTTATTATGCATATAAAGAAAATTGTCCTGTTCAGTTCATCATTTCAAAAAATAAAGAAAGATTTTTAAATGAAAAAACGTTAACTGCTGAAAAAAATGTAAATATATTTGTGCATTATAGTGATGTGTATTATCCTGATTATACCAAATATAAATCCATGCAAGAATTTTATGATTATATGAATGCAGAATGGAAAACAACGTTTGATGCAGTGTATGATCCAAATGCAAACTATGAATCAAATATAGAAGAATATGAAAAAATCGATATAACTAATATTCATGATAATAATTATTACATAAATAAAACGATGTTATATGGTATACGTTTGGCCATCGTTTCGACTGTTGTTCTTGTATTTGCAATTTTAATAAAATAAATAAAATGAATTTAAGGGTAACAAAATAATATAAAATTGAAAGTTTTTATACTATTTATTAATATTGATATGCACACGCCTAAAGAAGTTAATGCGTCCTCTCAAGCTTGTTCATCCAAAAGATCTTGTACCCGGAAAAACATATCTTATTCGAGAAAAACGCCCAGAATATGCACACCTAAACTCTAAAGGCACATTTTTAAAAAACGATTATCCATCGTCGCCTTACCAGTGCACAATAACACACTTTACAAATGTCGTTCTAACTGGAAATAAAATATGTCCCGATATAAAACTCGCACTTCAAGATGTATATTGGAACTACTATGAGGCGGATGCAGTGATACAGGCATATATAAACCAAGCTCTTCGCGAAATTACAGGTGATCCATCTTTTGTAATGAATTAAAATTAAAGGGTATTATAATTTATTTTAGACAATTGAAATATCGTTTGTGATACATACAAGATAGCATCATTCTATCTTTTTTATTTTTTACTATTTTACTAATTTTTTTTGTTATAATAGTTAAATATCCAAACTAATCGATGTTCTCTCTGATTTTTGTTTGCGCTTGCTCTTGCTCGGGAAATTATCATTCTTCATTTCATTCAAATCCGATGCACTGATCGTGCTTCCACCAGCATTCGAATTCTTATCCTTGGTGTTCAATGTTACATTTACTGCTTCAGAAACCGCCGAATTATCAACCGTTACTGTTTTTGTCTTTAATCCAGACAACAATGATGAAATATCTGACGGTCCCTTCATTTCTGGTCGCAAACTTTGTTGTATCGTTTGCGACATATTTCCACGACCCATCAAAATATCTGGCCGAGTGTTTGTCAAATCGCCTGGACGCCGGGGCGGCGGTGGTGCGTTTTCACCCTTGGTCTGAATGGGCGGAGGCGGCGGGCGCTGTGGTACTGTGGGCATTGGCATTGGCCTATTCATTTGTTGCGCTGGATTGTATTGGGGTTGATGCGAAAATTGCGTTGCTCCCGCATTTCGTGATGACGACATTCCTGCAATGTCATTCATAAAATTTCCAAATCCACTTCCTCCTCCTCCTCCGCCTCCGCGCGTGGCATTCGACATAGAAGACACTGCCGCTTGAGTAAATTGTTGCATGAGTTCCGGATTTTGACGCATGATATCATCCATTCCCGGCATGGCGGATTTAAACATAGTGTTTGTCATGTGCAACATAATTGCACTTCCGCCCAGCTGAAATAGTAGTTTGAGTTCCGGCGCCATTTTTGCCTTGGACTTATATTTTTCATGCAATTCTCCGAAAATTTCATCGTAATCTTCAATGTTTTCATTTACTTGTTCCGACCAACCATCCAGCTTCAAATCAAATGGATCAAATTTATTATTTAAAAATTCGAGACCGGTAATGCATGCCATCAACATTTTACCTTGAAATTTTACACTGTTTCTACGTTCTCGTTCCTCCACATGTGTTTCATATTCACCCTTCATTTCAGTAAGTGATGATTCCATGTCATACTTCTTTGTAAGCCGAATGCCTTTTTTTTCTAAATCTTCCAGCTTTTTAATATATTTGAATTTCTCTCGAAGCAACTCCTCTTTGGTGAGCTGTGGTTGTGAGTCAATCGGTACGTCGGGATGAATAGGAACATTACTAAATTTTCCAAATCCATCCCACGTCGGTTTATCATCATCAAATAATGCCGTTGAAGCGCCAATTCCGCCGTTATTCATACCACTGTTACCACTACTTTCATCAACGTTTAGGTGTATTCCACCACCAATACTGTTCGACAAAGAATCGTGTTTATTCACATGAATTGATGAAGATGAAGAAGAATGGGATGGTCCTGAACCAAACAAATCTGAACGCATTTCTTTTACATTTCTTGAAGAATCCATGTCGCGCAAATCGTCTTCTAAACTTGTAATGTCGTCCAAGTTGATATTTGTTGATGCGCTCTTATCTCCACCCGATTTAAATCTGTCATTCATAAGCAGCTCTAAACCTCCTCCAAAATTTGATGATTTTTTTCCGCCACCGCCGCCATCCCCAATATCCAAAGATCCTAAATCAATTACTTCCGGTTCCATAATTTTACTTTTATTTATTAATATGTAACTTACAACTTTTATTTTTAAGTCATACGCATAATAATTATATTAATGTTTCATTCTTTTTGTTTTATTTTATTTATTTTTATTCCAATCTCTCAAACAAAATATATATTAAATTAAATGTTTCAACTTTTTGTATAATTTGATAAAAATGCATCTAGTTCAAATGCGAATTTATTATAATGCAGGTGCGCATAGTAATATCCTTGAAGAAAACAGTCAGCCAAATCGTCACTCTTTTTATGTTTATCATATGTTGCTATCCAAACATTTAAACTAGGATAAAACGACAAGAGAGATCTGCACACCATTTTTCCCGCATCCTTTCTCATTTTGTATAATTTTTTTTCACTTTCTATAACATTATCTAAATTTCCACCCTCGCTTAATCCAGTTTTTTTATTTATAATGGATTTAAATAATTTCAATTTATTTGTTGCCGATATAAATTCAATATTCATTATGTTTCGCATAATAAAATACTGCGAGATCATCCCTTGTAATACATTCATTCTTCCCGCCAAATTTCCAATTTGATTTTCAATGATAATCGCATCGATTTTATCCATATATTTTGAAAAAATGACATCCAAATGATTTTTTATGTTTTTACCAAGATCGACAATATTGATTTTATTACACGAGACCCTTTTTTTAGAAAGTGGAACAATGTATGGCGCTTGTCCGCTTTTCGAATTTGATTTTAAAAGTTTGGGGTGTATCGGAAATCCCGTTTCTTCCGCATGTTTTTTGCAATATATTTTAACATCTTCTGGTAAGATTGTATTTGAATGTGTGCAATATGTTGCTGTTTTTTTACACTTGCAACATTGTTTTAAAACCTTTACGGCTGCTTCTTCTACTTTTGTTTCTTCTACACGGTCACAAGATAAATCAATGACATCCCATTTTATGATTTCTATAAAATGTTTACTATTATTTTCAACTTCATTCATAGATATTAAACAATACGCAAGATTTTTTATACCGACATCAAAGCTTAAAATTATCATAAATATATATATATATTTAATTTATATACATATATATTTATGTCTTCATATGGTTATTTATGACTATGAGTTTCATTAGATAATTGTGCATTCGTATCATTTTTATTTACAATATTGAAAACACCCATCATACCTTTATCTTGGTGGAAAAGAATATGACAATGAAATACAGTTTTTCCAGTGAATTTTTCAAACTTCATGCGCAAAACAACATATTCAAAAGCTGGGACCAGAATAGTATCCTGTAAACCATATGGCTTGAGAGATTCATATGATGTCGCTTCACCAGTTTCAACGTTCCAAGATCCGCGCCCAACAACTACGAAATTAGCAACATGTATATGGAATGGATGACCCTCAATTCGACCTCCTTGTTCTAGTGACGGATCTGATCGAACAATCCATTCTTCCACCGTATTTACAGTTACATTGAATGATGTGTGCATATTAATATGATCATACGCCTTTTTATTTATATAGAATAATGGCCCTGTTTCAGCATTAAACGAAGTTGAAAAAGTGATTACGCGACGCTTTACCGGTTTTTTAGAGAGCCAAGAAACAATTGGCATAATATTTTTCGGCGCAGAAACTGGAATAGAAGGTGCGCCTGTTACATAAATAGTAGCAAGGGTTTGTGGTGTCCACTGAAATTTATCAATACCGTTATTGTAATTATTAAACCCCAGTGTTCTAAATATATATTTACCCAATTTTTTGGATGCAGTAATGGCTAGTTCTACTCTAGATCCCGGTGATAATAAGTATTCTTTAACTTTTCTTGTAGTAAATGATGGATTGCCATCTTCTGCTAGAACAGTCATGGAGTGATTGTCCATTGCAATTTTTAAAAAACCATTATTTACTGTGTTGGCTATTAACCATACTTGTGTTTCTTTTGGATTCATCGTTATTATTGGATTTAATACACCATTTACGGTAAATTTTACATTTTTAGAAGTGACACTATTTGCTGAAATAATTGTTGGAATTATGGCACTAGGATCTAATTCAATTCCTTTGAATACGAGAAGACGGTTACGACAGTTACGATATCTTGGTATTTTAGAAACACCGCCATCAACTATGAAAGTACCTGACAATCCTCGCCAAAGCATTTCATTAGAGTAACCATGAACATGTGGATGAAACCAATTCAATCCACTTGTATGTTTCTTTTCAACTATGAATTGTGAACGCAGTGACTTACCAGGTTGTGCTTCAATGAATACATTATCGGCTTTACCTGATGGACTCATCCACATACCATGATAATGAATATTTATTGGAAGAGTAATATTATTTATTATAGTAATATCAACACGGTCGCCTGGTTTCACCAAAAGGCATGGACCGCCAAATAAACCGTTATAGGTCCATAAACCATTCATCATTTTGTTGTCAACGTATGTCGGTTTCTGTGTAGCTACCAAAGTTGTTTTAAGGATTCCATTACGACTTTTAATAACAGGAATAACTGGAAGAGTATCAGTAATCATAATTATTATTAATATTACAAAATATTATTTTTTAAAAATTTTATTCATAGTTGTTGAATTAAATTTACATTCCGTGTATTTTAATATTTACTAATATTAGCTATAAAATTTTACATTTTTTATTTTTAAATTCATCAAAAAATATAGGTATGCATAATCCATTTCCGTCCAACATGATTGATAAAATATCGGACATTTATGAAAATCAAACCTATTTAGAACGATATGGCGAGTATGTTTTTTTTGCAATCGTTATATGCATTTCATTTATTCTTGTTATCACATATATTCACATTAGAATCAACATGGAACAAATACGTGCAGACTGGAACAATCAAAAATGTAAACCGAACATTA